CAAGTGAGGCTAGCTTCTCATTTTTCTTATACCATTTAACGCCTTCAAAAGTACGAGTGCTGTTTCCATTTGGAGTCTTTGTATAACGCTCTAAGAAAACTTTAAGTTGAGATTCGTATGTGCGATATGTGTCGCCAACTGATACTGGTTTAAGTTCTACGCCTTCTGCCTTTGCGGCTTCAACCATTGCGCCCCAAGCTGCTGCTGCAAGCCAGTGAAGTTTTCCGCCACCAACTGCTGGACGAAGTAAAGCCTCAGGAAGCTTGCCTGGCTGTACGCCCTTAAGATCTGCTGGCTGTTTAACAGGAACTACAATATCCCATTCAACCTTCTTGCTCATAAGATTATTTCTCCTACTTTTTTTTCTTTTTTCTTTTTGTCTTCTCAGCACTGGAAATCGCAATTGCTATCGCCTGCTTTCTAGACCTCACTACTGGTCCACCCTTACCTGAATGAAGAGTACCTTTACCAAATTCATCCATAACTTTAGTTATTTTTTTTTGGTAAGATGTTTTCTTTTTCTTAGCCATGGTGGACCAGTATGTTATTACTTCTTCTTTTTCTTCTTTAGAATTGCACTCTTAATGAAAGGAGGAAGCTTTTGCTGAGCTGGTGTTAGTCCAGTCATCTTTCCCTTCTTTGCAGAAGGTGCTTTCTTCTTGGTCATCTTTTTCTTAGCGGCCACTATCAGTAACCCATCTTCTTCTTGGGAGACATCTTTTTTTTGCCGCCCATGCCCTTGGCTGGCTTCATTTTCTTGCCACCCATCTTCTTGGAACCGTTCATTTTCTTTTTCATCATAGCCATAATTTTATTCCTTTACTTTCTTTTTTGGAGCTGCTTTTTTCTTTGCAGTTTTTTTCTTTGTAGGTGGTTGCTTTTCAGCGTCCACTACATTTTTGATGTATTTTGACATAGTAACCCTTTTTGAGAAATTATATTACCATTTAACTTTATTTGCCCAATAGGCAGCTGACATTACGCCCTTCTTAATATTTTTGGCGTGGCGTGCCTTAAAAGACTCACGACGCTTACGGTAAGAAGCTGATTCTCCTTTTTTCTTTGGAGATCCAGAAACTCCCTGCTGCCCAAATCTAATTAGCTTTACTTTGGATCCGCTTTTTGCAAGAACTGCGTGAGACTTTTTAGGGTGACCAGGAGTACGCTTTGGTTTATTGTATCCTGAAAATTTTTCTCCACGAAACATTAAAGCCATTACTTTTTTCTCCTATTTCTTTTTTTCTTTTTGCTTTTATTTAAAGGAAGTTCCACTCCCTTTACCAAATTATTGGTCCCCATTCTTGGGCCAGATATATATATCTTACCCTTGAATGCCACTAGGCCTTCTTTTTAGCTGCTGGCTTCTTAGTTGTTGCAGCCTTCTTCTTAGCTGGTGCCTTTTTCTTAGCTACTGCAACTACATTTTCAACTTCCTGCTTGACTTCTTCAACAACATTCGCTGCTGCTATATCCACAGCCTCTGCAACTGCTTCTGCCTGCTCGACAAGTTGATTCATAACTACATCTGGAACGACATTCAACGGAGAATCTTTCTTCGTTTTAGTGCCCATGAGCCAGGACGTAAAGTTTTTAACTAGTTTCTTAAACATTTTTACCTCTTATTTTTAGTTTTGTAAGTTAATAGTAACATTGTATTATATATTATAAAACCTGACTAGGCAATAACTACTTCCCCTGCTGGGTTTCTTTAATTAAACTATATCTATCACCAGTCTCTTTTGAGACTATGGCAAACCCATACGCGGCGGCTTCTTCTATGGCCTTAGTCAGGGTTTCTTTATCTATTAAAGACACCTCACCTAGAGGTAAACTAATCCCCGCATAAATATCTATGTTTTCAAAATTACCTATATTAACTTTTCTATTTACGCCACAAACTAGAACCGGCATAGTAGACAAAGATATACCTGGGTTTGAGGAAATCGATTCTGCAACAGCAGAACCAGTTGACTGCTCAAAAGCGTTCTGTGATATCTTAGGCATTTATTAGCTCCTTAATTTTTAATTGTTTTAATGTGTATTCGGCCTGCTCTTCTAGAGACATTCCATCAGTATTTATCACTATTGTTGAGATACTTTTAACCTGATCTATTCCATTTTCAGATGGGTGAGAGGAATGCTCTGCGTCCATCAGCTTGCCATCTCTTTTCAAGAGACGTTCATTTAAAGTTTCAGTAGAAGCATCAAAGCACACGACTATTCCGTTTGGCTGCTTTAGTATATGCTCAGCCTCATTTGGATACCTTACATCAGATATTAGAATTGCTACCGGGTATGGCTCTTCGTCTTCATTTAATTCTCTTATATATGATCTATATATTTTTGAACTCTTCATTATAGCCCATCTAGCAAAACAGTCGGGAGAAACCGATCTGCACATATCTCCAGCCTTCTGAAGAAAGTCTCTTGGCTTAATGCCCTCTGGATCAATCGGCATTGAATATATTTCTTGAACCATTGAATTCAACTGTTCGTATTCAGGTACATCGCCTAGAGAAGATCCTCCATAAAGATCATATAGTACATCGTGTATTGCATACATTCTTCTTGTTCTTTGATTGAAACCTTGAATGTTCTTTTTAATTGAAGCCATTTCATACAATGGTAAAGCATAGAAAATGTGATCCCATTTTATGCCGTGCTTGATTGTTTCTATAGATCCCTTAGGGACTATATTTTCTGCTACCGATGTCTTTCCGCTACCAGCTTTACCAGCAAATCCGATTATGATTGGTTGATTCTTTTTTGCGTTCATCATTTCCATAAGTATATCACATGTTTCTCTTTTTTTCTTCTAACTGATTCAAGAATTCATTCGCAAGCATGTCGGGCTCCCAGACAAAAGATCTAGGAACCTGAACAACTCTAAATTTATATTCCGATCTTATTTCCTGAACTGTCATTAGTAGCGGCATGAGAGATGCATTCTTGCATTTCCACTTGCCGTTTATTTGATTGGCGACTACTGCTGAATCGGTATATATTATTGGATCGACCAAATCAGACAAAGAGCATATCAATAAACCAGCTATAACTGCTTCGTACTCAGCTTCATTGTTTGTTCTGCGACCAAGACCCCTCGCAAATTGCGCTATTTTCTTTTTATTTTTATAAACAACAGCAGCGCAAGAAGCTTCTCCAAATCTCTTTTGACCCTGCCCTCTGGATGCTCCATCACAAAACACTTCTATATTCATAAATTAACTAACTTTTACATTAGTCTTTACATTGTTTTTTTGAGCTACTTCCAACAGACCATTTTCTTGTTTGGATGTTGATATTAATATTGTTGAATTCAAAAGATATCTTTCGCCCATTAGTTCCACTTGAGTTGGAAAATCTAGACTAGATCTTTTTTCAGAATAAAATTCTTTTGGTGAATTAACAGATTTGTAATGTCCTATAAACATAGTTTTCCTTTAGTAAGTTTTGAAATCACTATCCAAGTAATAACCCTTGGATTCTCTATTTGAAGCTACTTGCATTGACTGAACCTTATCCATTAGTTTTCTAGCGGACTCAGATGCTATCCTAGCTGAATTTTCCAACGACTCTGCAAGATTCACAATCGCTTCACAAGTAATTAATGCAGAGTATTCAGATTCGGCTGCCTCCATAGCGGCTGCCTCACGCTCTGCCTCGTTTTTTCCAATCCTAGAAGACTTGTAAACTTTTTTGTATTTACCTTCTATGATTTTATAGTTTGCTCTCGCCATGCCAGCAAATCTTGCAGCTCTTCCATAAACGTTTGAAGTTCTTGCAACTAGAGAGGCTAGTTTATCTAGTCCAAGATCTATGACATCTTCTTCTGGTATCTCAATAAAGTATTGATTTTCTGAACCTTGATTAGTGTATGAATTAATCACTTCTTGAATTTGAGGATTTAAAAAATCAGACAAAAGCTGTTGAAGTTTTTCTATTCCCTGAAAGTTCATTCGTCATCCTTATCTAGCTTTAGATCTCTTATTAATTCTTCCATATTTTGCTTTTTTATTTCTTCTTCTATTTTATCTTTTATTCTAGACAAATGTTCCCTTACTGTATTCGGATGTTCATTTATTTTTTGTGATATCTCGCTTGACTTTTTCCCATCTGCGAATCTCCATTTTATCAGCTGTCGCTCCTGAACGCTAAGCACATCGAACGGTGGGAATATTTTCTCCCCCAAAACCCACATTTCATCTATTTCGTCTCTTGTTAGTATTTGTTCAAGGCTGTATTCTATCGGCTCGGCTCTAAAACCCTGCTTTTGCTTACCATCTTCTTCTTCGTATGATTCATCTGTGATCAATGGGAATGTTTTTCTACCCAATTGATCAATCAAAAATGTATCAACATTTTTCTTTAAAAGATAAAAAAAGTAACTATATAAGAATCCGACTAAATGGAATCGGACCCTTGGCTGAATCCCTTCTTTCATACCTTTTTATGCATTGAAAAAAGGTCATGTTAACTGTCTGCCTTATATCCTCTTCATCACCGTACCTTTTAGCCATGTATTGTATGCCACCCATGACTTCAAGTACGTGCTTCATATTTTCTTTGTTTATTTTGTTTTTTGCTAGCGCAAATCTTACATAAGGATTTTTTACAAATAAACCTATAAATCTTCTAACGTCATAGTCGGCTATGTTATATCTTCCATGATACAAAAGCGAAACATACTTAGTTAAAAAGTTATGAAAAACTTTTAGTAGCTCTTCTTGTGCTTTGGAATTGCCATTTTTAGCTTTAGCTATTAGGGCCTGCATTTCCGATTCTTTTAGATTATAATATTGTTCTTTGTAAGTAGTCATTACTTTCCTTCCCAATTTAAAACTAATGAACTATATTCATTTCGAATATCTTCATAGTATATTATTTTTGGAACTTCCAGTTCATCCATGAAAGAACAAGCCTCTTTAGAGTACTTGCTTATTATGCAGACCAATTTCTCAAATTCTTCTGGATAGTACCTTTTAAATCTCCTGAGCTTTATCTTACTTTTATCATCAAGATAACCTTTTATTTCAATCCACTCATCTGACTTTGTCAGGTAAAAGTCTGGAGTATATCCTTTGGTTCCTCTTTTAATTGGAAAAGCAAAGACTGTTGGTTCAAATTCAAATTTGATTTTATATCCATTTAAAATTCTTACAAAATTTGCTTCCCAGTTAGATCTAACATTTAAGCCGATATCTTCTCGGAATCCAGTCTTCGTATGTTTGTACGCATTTCCCCTGGACGAGTTTGCTTTCTTTTCATTGGCCGCTATAATAGCATCCGTGTTAGATTGTTTGGTAGAAAATTTTGGACTTCCTGTTATGGAAGATCTTTCCAAAAAAAAGTCGCTGGAGTTGACAATTTCTGTCGACATGGTGTAACCTCTATCTTGTTGATATAACACATATATTATAGTTCATAATTAAACAAAACACAAGCAAAGGATAAAAGTATGATTACAATGAATCAACTAGTCAATTCCGTCAAGGAATCAATCAATAAGAATGTCATTGAAAGCCTTCAGGAAGCTGGCTATGACAACAAGACAGCCACAAAGCTCGTGACTCAGTTTGAGGGTCTTGCAGCTAGTGATCTGACTTTTGAGTCTGACTCAAGCTTCTAATTCATTTATAACTATAAAGAATGCCCCGGTGGAAACACCGGGGTTTTTCTTTTATGCCCTTGCAATCTTCTTGTTTCTGAATACCCCGAGTTGGACATGCTCCTGTTTTTGCATGCTCGCAATAGCTACATATCCTACCATTGGATGTTGGCGAAAATGAAGTATCATTTATTATCTTTTGTATAGAATTTATAATATTTAATTTTACATTTTCTAAATCCTCAGGAGAGAATGTATGTCTCTTGTGCCTACCGGATCTTAAATAATATAATTCTGCGGTTATTTTTTTATCAGGAAAAGCTAATGAAGTAGCTAAAGCATATATCCCTAACTGTAAATTATTTGGAAGATCTTTCTGAGATACTTCCCATTTTCCAGTTTTATAATCTATTATTACAACTTCATCTTCGTATAAATCTATTCTATCTATATATCCTATAATTAAATAATTGCCTATTACAAATCTAAATTCATATTCTTTATCAAATACATCAAACGTAGCACCTGGATTCTCGTCGTAGAATTCATTAAGAATTACTTCTCCAACAGAAATTAAATCTTTAGAAATTTTTTGATCAGGATCGTATGAACCTTTATGTTTTTCGTATTCAGATTTTATTTCCGAAAAATCTAAAGGCTTATCTTTACTTACTACATTTTCTAAAACAGAATGTACAATGTTACCGAAGAACAGCCGCTTCGCCAAATACTTTTGGCTCTTTCTTTATGTATGTGTAAAAATATTTTGATGGACACTGTTGATATGTATCGATTCTTGAATACGAAAAATCAACTAAAGCCAACCTTTGTAGGGGATTCAAATCTTCTATTGCTTTTATTTTTAGTTTCATTAATTTTCTTCGTCTAAATCTTCCAGTATATTTCCTTCGGCGTCGTACTCAATGCCGTTTTCGTCAATTATATGACCGGTGTGAATGTTCTTGAACAGTCCCTCACCAACAGGAACCCATCCTGTTTTACCTATTTCCATATGATCATCTTCGTTATATGGCCACTGCATATAGTCCTACTTTAAGCTTATTACGACCTCGTTGGCCGTATCCATATTATAATAGTAACTCAATAAACTATATAGATCATATAGCTCATCTTCTGTTGCATAGAAGCCAGCTATTCCACACTGTACAAAGAAATTTTTGGGCTCTTCGTATTCTACTAATATTACATTTTTATGTACGATTCTACCAACTTCTCTAGTCGACATATCAGTCCTCCTCCACTATGGTTATGGGGTTAAAGTTTGGATCATTTAATTTTTCTCGCATATCATTTACGTACGAGTCCCAATCTCTTTCATCTTCGGACTTCTTTTCATAATGAACGTTTCCCTTAAATGGATTTGATTTAAATCTCGTAATAATAACACGACCCTCTTGTGTTCGCCAACGCAAAACACCGTTTTTGCAGTCACAGAAATCATCTGGGTGCGGATCAATTCTCCCCAGTGGATCATATCTACCACTGCAGCCGTTACACTTATTGTATCTGCCTTTGTCTTGACATCTATTGCAAGACGAACAAAAGCTCCAGCATGGTTTTGTTGATGGGTTTTGGTAAGAACCTGGAAGGGTCATGATATTGGCTCCAATTCTAATATTTGCTCTATTACTGGCACTACTTTACTAGAAGATAAAATGTCAAACTTATAAACAAATTTATGTTTTCCATCTTTTACTTCTAAGAATACAGGCCTATTTCCTTTATTGTTAGAAATTATATCATATATTTTATCTAAAGTCACCTGAGAAATATCAGATTTAGCCTTTAATATAATTGGCTTTCCTCCATGAAATACTTTTGAGTCAACTTTTTCTGATGAATTATAGAATATTTTTACTATTGAATTTTCTTCATCACTTTCTTTATTTAAGGCTCCACTGATAATAACTATGTCGCCAACAGCAAAATGATTTTCGTATATATTTTTAGCTACTCTTGGAAATATTAAAACCTCTATACTTGAAGTTATATCTTCAAGTTGAAGCTTAAACATTTTTTCACCTTTTTTAGTTGTTAATTTTTTAATAGAATTAATAATTCCACCAACTTTAACCTGAGTACCAGAATCTAGGTCACCTAAATCCACTATTTCACTTGTGACTTGACTTCCAATGACATCCCATATTCCAAGAACTGGGTGGTTGGTTACGTATATACCTAGCTCTTCTTTTTCTTTTTCAAGAACTTCTAATTCAATTCTTCTACTTATTTCTAAATTTGAATCTTCTTGTATTAATTCATCGAATACACCAGAAGCTGAAAGGTGTTCAAGAGTTGATTTCTTTAGTATTGAAGGATCACATCTCCTAAAAAAATCATACATATTTACATATGGATTTTCTATATCTCTACTTTTAACTATTGTATCTGCGATTGTATAGCCTATTCCATCTATAGCTGATAGTCCAAAAATAATTTTATTATTTTCTATAACGTCAAAATCTATTCCAGATTTATTTATTGATGGGGGCATCACCTCTAAATTTAGTCTTCTGCAGTCAGTTAGATAAAAAGATTGCTTATCCTTATTTCCTACAACGGAAGACATTAATGCTGCCATGTATTCAGTTGTGTAATTAGTTTTTAGGTAAGCTGTTGTATATGAAATCATAGCGTAGCTTGCAGCATGGGCTCTGTTGAATCCGTAACCACCGAAGTATTCGATATCCGAATATATTTTATTCGCTTTTTCTGGAAGCATGCTGGAGTTTTTAACGCAACCTTCAACAAATTTTGCCCTAAAAAGGGCAATCTTATCCATCAACTTTTTACCAATAACTTTACGTAAATCGTCTGCTTCTGCGGAACTAAAACCCGCTAGTTCTCTTGCCACTCCAAGAACATCTTCTTGATACAACATGATGCCCAGAGAAGGTCCAAGTACTTTTTCAAGCTTTGGATGATCGTAGGAAATCTTTGATCTGCCATGCTTTCTATCTATATACAATTTGTCCATTCCAGAACCCATCGGGCCTGGACGATAAAGAGATATTAAGGCCATTATGTCTTCAATATTATGTGGCTGCAACTGGACCATAAGCTGTCTCATTCCAGATGACTCTAACTGGAATACACCGGCGCAATTTCCTTTACAAAGTTCGTCGAATGTAGCTTTATCATCTAGCGGTATTTTATCTATATCTATTTCTATTCCTCTATGTTTTTTTACCAAATTAATACAAGAATCAATTACGCCTAGATTTCTTAGTCCCAAGAAATCTATTTTCAGTAGACCACACTGCTCAACTCTACCCATGTCCCATTGAGTTACAATTGGATTATCAACACCCTTTCGCATTATGGGCAGGTAATCGACAAGTGGCCCCTTAGATATAACCACTCCAGCTGCATGAATTCCAGTCTGTCTGACTAAGCCCTCAAGCGTAAATGCGGTGTCAATAATGTATTTTGAATCTTTGTCTGAATGATATTCTTTTTTAAATTCCTCTGTATCCATGCACTCGGTAAGCGATTTTGATATACCTAAAACTGGTGGTGGGACAAGCTTTGAGACTTTATCTCCAGAAGAAAAATCATATCCAAGAGCTCTGGCGGCATCCCTAATGGACTGTTTGGCTCCAGTTCTATTGAAAGTGCATATGTGAGCTACTCTATCGTCTCCGTATTTGCTTCTAGCATAATCTATAACCTGATCTCTAAACCTATCATCAAAGTCTAAATCGATATCTGGCATCGACTTTCTTCCTTCGACAAGAAATCTTTCGAATAAAAGACCGAATCTAATTGGATCTAGATTTGTAATATCAAATGCGTATGAAAGCACGCTCCCGGCTGCGGACCCTCTGCCCCATCCAACTCTAATCTCATTAGACTTTGCCCATCTAACTAAATCAGAAACAACAAGGAAGTATTCCGGAAACCCCATTTCCTTGACAACTCTTATTTCGTGATTTGCTCTATCTATAATGTTTTGAGGTAGTTGTTGTCCATACTTTTTTCTCAGTCCGTCCCAGGCTAATCTTTCAAAATAATCTACAGAAGATTCATTAGTCGGTATAGGAAACTTTGGAAAGTGTATTTCTCCAAATTTTAAATTTATATCTACCATGTCACAAACTGACATAGTATTTTTTAACCATTCATCTCCGAATAAAGAGGACATCTCATCATATGACTTTAAGTAAAAATTATCACCAGAAAAGGAAAATCTGTCCGGCGTATGTATTGTTGCATTAGTCGCAACACAAAGCATTACGTCGTGAGCTCTGGCATCTTTTTGATGAACATAATGGCAGTCTCCAGTTGGCACAATTTTTGCCCCGATAGAGTTTGCTATATCGATTAACTGATTAGATATTTTTCTTTGCTCAGTAAGACCGTGATCCTGTATTTCAATAAAATAATTTTCTTTACCGACTATGCTCTGCATTTTATGCGCTGACTCAAGCGCAAACTTATAGTCATTTCTTAAAAGCGCTTGACATATTTCGCTATTTAAACAACCAGATAAAACAATGATTCCCTCTGAATGTTGGGCAATTAAATCATGGTCTATTCTTGGCTTTACATAATAACCTTCCAGGAAAGATCTAGAAGACATTTTAATAATGTTATGATATCCAATATTATTCTTGGCAAGAATGGTTATATGGTATGGGCCTCTCTGTTCCCATTCATTTTTTGACGGTCCAGATCTTTCCTCTTCATCTCTATCAAACCTAGTTTTTCTAGCTTGATAAAATTCACTTCCGAAGAATCGGCTTTACACCGTTTGCCTGTGCAGCATCGTAGAAGTCTAGCCAGGAGTGTATATTGCCGTGATCGGTAGTTGCAAGCCCGGACATACCCAAAGACTTAGCTCTAGCTAAATATTCCTCAACATTTCCATGACCATCCAACATTGAAAAAACGGTATGGTTATGTAAATTAGTCCA